CCATTCAGGCTAAGAACATTGATATGGTTAAACTAGCAGGAGGACTTTATACCCCTGCATCTATCCAAAACTTTGCCAACAAAGATGTTCCTAAGGAACTGATTAACGCTGGAGTCTTTACTTGGGACTCAGAGTACATCAAGATTCTTAAGAAGTACGAGGGTGAAGAGGACGCATTGTCTAAGGCAATGGTTACATTCGCTAAGTTGTACCCATCTAAGTTGGCTTATACAACATCTGCCTCACGCGCAACTACATTTGCTCAGTTCCGCAAGACTATCGAGGCTGAAAAGTTTGTCTACGAGAATGAGAAGTTCTTGCTAGAGCACCGTGATGGTGGTTCATTCTTTATCCCAGCAACAGGAACATCTGATATAGGTGCATATAGATACCTAAAGAAGAATGGGTTTATCAGCAATAAGCCGCTTGACCCTAAGACAACAGAGATTAAAGAGAACTTCATTCGTGAGGTTGCCACTGTTGCAGCACGTCAGGCTTACTACGCACTACGAGATGACTACAACACTAAGATAGAAGCAGCCCAGAATCCTAACGAGAAGCGTTACTGGAGAGATGCGCTATCTCAGAGAACAAAGGGATTACTTACTGCTTACCCATTGTTAGCCGTACAAGTAACTCCAACACCTGAGAGCAATGCTCGACGTAAAGAAGTTATCAATGATATGAAGAATATCTTGCGCGAGAACAAGGCACCTAACAAGGAACTTGGGGAAACCTTTGCAGCAATGCTTGCAAAGTATGACGAAATGGAATCAACGCTTAAGCGAGTAGTTGGTTCATCAGATAGAGCAGACGCATTTAAGCGACAGTTAAGGGCTGACACACGAGATGTGTTGTTTACGCTATCACGCAGTAGTGATAACGCAACAGCATTCTTTAATTCAGTTCTTGACCCTTTGATTGGAGAATAAAGTGGGTGCTTGGTTAGACAAAGATGACGACGGGAAAGTCTCCTGGTACCCAGACTATGAGGGTGAGAAGCCACCCGCTGGTCAGGACCAGTCTAAGGTAGAAGCCTCGACTGCAGATGTTCCAGCACCTGGTGCTAATACTGGTAGTAATGCACCAATGTACTTTCCTGGTTCAGGCAATCCTTCAGCATCTTTATCCTCTAAGGGTGAAGCAGTCGCTGAATTCAATGAAGCATTCGCTCAGACATTCGGTGTTGCCGTTCCAAAGGAACTTGCTACAGCATTTACCAATGAACTCCGTGCGCTACAAGCATCACGTACAACTAAGCCCAATACAAAGGGTGGCATTGATTACGTAACACAGGGTGTTTCACCTCAGGAACGTAAGAACATTCTTGATAAGTACCTTAAGCAGTATGCAACTGATGTCATTGGTCGCGCTGCAAGCGGAGATAACAAGGCATTAGGTGACCTTCAGAAGGGTCAGTTCGGCGTTGCATACACAACACTAAAGAATGCATATGTTGAAAACGGTATTGGCTACAACCTAAAGTCACTTGCTACATTGGCGACAGACGCATCACTTAATCCTGACCGTCTTAAGTCAAACCTTAACCTGATTAACCTTCAGGCAAAGTCTATATTTCCTGCACTTGCAAAGCAGATTGATAGTGGATACACAGTCAAGCAATTGCTTAGCCCATATATCCAGGCACGTGCAAACATCCTTGAAGAAGACCCAGATGCAATTGATGTCAAGTCTCTTACTAATGTAGCAAAGGACCCTAACAATTTGATGGGTCTGTATGACTATGAAGTATCACTACGCCAAGACCCTAAGTGGCGTTTCACTAAGAATGCTCAAGACTCACTTAGCAATGTTGCTAGAAATCTTGCACAGACATTCGGATTGGTTGGATAATGGCACAGACTGCAGCCCAAAAAGCAGCGGCTCAAAAAGCCGAAGCGCAGAAAGCACTTGCGAAAGCACAGGCAGCATTAACAAAGTCGACTGCTCAGTTATCTAAACTTCAGGGAACTGGTTCAGTTACTGCATCTGACTATGCTATGCGTAATGCTGGCTTCAATGCAGATGGTACGCTTAGAACTCCAGAACAAACATCCGCTGCTATAGCGCCAATTGTTGCTGCATCACAAGCGAAGACAGCAGCAGGACAGGCTGCAGCAGTGCAAGCGGCAGAGAATGATTACTACACTGTCAAGGTTGGCTCAACTGGTAAGACTCAATCACAGTTGGATGCAGCAGAAAATGCAAAGAAAGTAGCAAAAGAAATCGGTGGTACAGTTGATGCTAAGACTGGCTATGTAGTAAAGCCTGGTGTTTCATCAAGCGTTGACCTTAATGGCGATGGATTTCCTGATGCAGCATCACAAGGACTAACCACAGGTAGAACAACTCAGCAAGTAGATGCAATTGCTGCAATCTCTGCATTGCTATCATCTTATGGTATTGGCGACCTATCTGGTGCTATCACAAATGCTGTACAAAAGGGTTACTCATCTGACACGATTCAATTGATTATGCAAGACCCTAATAGCAATGACCCGTTAGCAGTTGCATTCCAAACACGCTTTCCTGCAAATAAGGCTCGCCTTAAGGCTGGTAAGCCAGTGCTTAGCGCAGGAGAGTATCTAGCAGCAGAGCGTTCATATGCTCAGGTGATGCAATCTTACGGAGTTGGCAATATGGCTAGCCGTGAAAGAATGAATGCTTTTATTACAAACGACATTTCAGCAGCAGAGGTTTCAGACCGTGTAGGTCTTGCAGTCAGTAGAGTGCAGAACGCTGACCCTGCAACTAAGAAGATGCTTGCTGAGTATTACCCAATGCTCAACCAATCAGACATCATTGGCGCAGTTCTCGACCCAGCAGAGGGACTACCTGCCTTGCAGCGTAAGGTTCAGATTGCTGAGATTGGCGGAGCAGCCCTAGCACAGGGACTAACTACTGGTATGAAGGCTGTAAACAATCTTCAGACAGGGTTCTCAAACGTCACGGGCGCTGCTATGGGAGCAGAAGAACTAGCAAACCTAGGTGTCACAAAGGAACAAGCACGTCAAGGCTTCCAGCAGGTTGCAGAAGTTGCACCTCGTGGAGAGTTCCTATCATCAATTTCAGGCGGAGAAGACTATGGTCGCCTACAGGCAGAACAAGAAGCCTTCCAAGGTCTTGCATCTGCAAAGAGAGCAAGAGTCTCATTGACTCAACAAGAGCAAGCACGCTTTAGTGGTTCATCTGGAACATCTAAGGCAAGCCTGACAAGCCAGCGTTCTGGCTCATTCTAAACAACTAAAATCCTGAACGGACCTACCAGCCCCGTCAGCGTATAAGACTGGTAGCAAGAGCCAGCCTAGTTCCCCGACTAGATACTGCGGCTTGCGAACTACAACGAATAGAAGGGTGGACAGTTGCTATGAGCAACAACTACTGGGACGATGAAGACGAAGAAGATACAACAGCAATCACTGGACAAGAAAGTGAAAACGACTTAATTAAAAAGTTGCGGAAACTTGACCGTTCCAAAGAGAAGCGTATCAAGGAACTTGAAGAACAACTTGGCGGATACGTCAAGAAGGAGAAAGAAGTTTCTGTCAAAGAAGTCCTAGAAAAACAAGGTGTTAATCCTAAGGCTGCGCGGTTAATTCTCAAAGATTTGGACGAAGTTACTCCAGAGTCAATTAATAATTGGCTTGAAGAAAACGGCGACCTCTTTGGGTTTACTAAGCAAGAGGAAGCACCAGTAGATGACAGCAATCTTGCTGAACTAAGAAAGCAGAATGCTGTTACTCAAGGTGCATTAACACCTGACCGAGCAGAAGATTTGGCAATGCGTATCGACCAGGCACAAAGCCAGGAAGAACTCAACCGAATTCTTTTCTCACAATCCTAAACAATCATAGTATCTAATCACCAGGAGGTGACAAATTGCCTACTAATTACACATCAACAGACTCAGCATCGCTGGGTGGAGTTGCAGGTAGCGCAGGTCTAGTACAGAAGGCGTACGATAAGTCTATCGAATTCGCTCTTCGCGACGAACCCCTAATTCGTGCAGTTGCAGACAAGCGTCCAGTAGCACCAACAAACAACGGAAACGTTGTTGTACTTCAGAAGTACGCAGACCTTGCTAACGCTACAACAGCGCTAACAGAGTCAACAGACATTGACGGCGTAACAATCGGAACACCTACATCTGTGACAATCACAATGCAGGAGTTCGGTAACGCTACAACTAACACACGTGCTCTACAGTTGTTCTCATTGAACGCAGTAGACCCAGACATCGTTACATTGATGGCACGTAACCAGGCAGATTCAATCGACGCTCTTGCTATGAACGCACTACGCGCTGGTACAAACGTAATCTACTCAGGTTCAACAGCAACATCAACAGCAACAGTTACAGCAGCAGCAACATTGTCAACAGCGAACATCGCTAAGGCAGTTGCTAAGTTGCGCGGTAACAAGGCATCAGGAAAGCGCGGCAACGAGTTCTGGGCTGGAATCCACCCAGACGTAGCACACGACCTAATGCTAGAAGCATCTTCAGCAGGTTGGGTAGTACCTAACGCATACGGTATCTCACAGGACCGTATCTGGGCTGGAGAAGTTGGTCGTTACAAGGGTGCTTACTTCGTAGAGTCACCACGCCTATACGTAGCAACTGATGGTGCTGCATCTGCAAAGGTGTACCGCACAATCATCTGCGGACAGCAAGCACTTGCTGAGGCAGTGGCAGAAGAGCCACACACAGTTATCGGTCCAGTTACCGATAAGTTGAACCGCTTCCGTCCAATCGGATGGTACGGCGTTCTAGGCTTCGCACGTTTCCGTGAAGAAGCACTATTCCGCATTGAGTCAGGTTCATCAATCGCGTAGTTGATTGACGGGTGGGGCTAGGGAAACCTAGCCTCATCAGTAAGTTCACTAAGGAGAACAATGACAACTTATTTATTTACCACACCTGTGGTAGAAGAAGGACCATCTGGTCAACATCGCTTGTTCTACTTCTTCCGACTCAATCGTGGGCTGACAGTAGTACGTAGTGGCTCCACATACAGCACTGGACGATGGTTCACACAAGACCAACTCGACGAGTATGACGAGTACTGGCTAGGTGGACACGAACATCCAGGTATTACTGAAGCAACAAAGGCAGCAATGATTGCTGCAAACATCGACGTTACAGAGGCAAATTTCGTAGCAGAGTAGGGACACTATGCATCAGCACATCAGCAAGGTTTTAGATTGGGGCTTCACCCCAGAGCACAACTTTGTGGCTACAAAATGGGGATGCGTTCTCTGTGATGAGACACAAGATAAACCATTTGAATACGAGGAAGTTTCAATCGACCACACTCGGTGTGACGAAGATTGCTTCGGATGTAAGGCTAAAGGACTTCAGTTAAATACTGGAGATGCTGGTAGACCAATCGCTGATAAGCAATGGAATAGCAGATTGTCTTTCTATAAGCGAGCACGTGAGCAAGGTATTCAACCAGCAGGTACACAACCTGCTCAGGTTGAGGCAGCATACAAGGCGAGTGAAACATTGGGCAAGGCGTATGACGCTGGAACAATGGGAGTAAGAGCAGACAAGGTTACGAAGTCCGTAGCCGAAGTGATGAAAGCGGTGGAGAAATGATGAAGAAGAAGGCATACAAGATGGGCGAAAAGATGGAGT